TATTTGTGAAAAGAAAATCAGCGAGATCAAAGCAGAGGAATCTTCTTTGAATACGCCGGTCTTTTATCGAATCACCGCCGAGGTGGTGATCATCGACGGCAGAGATCCGCTGGCCGAAACCAAGTTTATTTTATGTCCCGGCTGCTTCAGAAAAACAGGACTGATCGAATAATGAAACAAGGACGGAATCCGTCGACCTGTGATCTCCTGCTTTGCAATGTCCTCGGCATACATAACCGCCGGCGGCAGTCGGTGACCGGGGCGGTCCATTATTGCAGCCGCTGCGGGATCGTGACCAGGGATAACCGCCGGCATTGGCTGAAGGTAGCGGACATCAAACGAGTTGAAGAAGGCACCAGGATCATTTTCGGGGCCGGCGGGCAGGAGTTCAAGGGGCTGGTAGAAAAGATCGATTATGCCGCGAACAGGATTGCTCTTTCTAATGTGGTGGCGCTGCCCAAGTGGCGCTCAATTCTCGACTCCACCGTCCGGACTGTACACATATTGGAGGGGAAATATGAATGCAATAAATGCAATAGAGATTTATAAAAAACGGTCGCTGGCAGTCGTGCCGGCAATGAGCCGTGCAGCGCAAATCCAGCGGCGGATTTGCCGGTTAAATGAATTTTCCCAGGCCATGGGAAAGATGACCGTGGGTATCGGACGTTCTGAGGAAGCGTTCACTGAATATACCTTCCAACGGATCAATCAAGAACTGAATTATAAATACGCGCACCCATTTCGCTACTCGTGGCTGCGCCTGCTGGGGAAAACGTTATTACCATCTCCGTTCTGTGGAATAGATATGGATACCACAAGTTAATTGAGGAAAACATGGAACAAAAAAAACTATTGATGCTTGATGGAAATCTTGAGCTCCGGGAAGAGGAGCTGCGCGGGAAGGAGCTGGAAGTCAATTACGACATTTCGGCGCAGCTGCGGCGCTGGCTGAGCACGGCGATCAAGAATTCGCCGATGTCGCGCTACGAGATCGCGGCCAGGATGAGCGAGCTGCTGGGGAAAGAGCTCAGCAAGTTCCAGCTCGACTCCTGGACGGCCGAGAGCAAGGAAGGCTATCACCTGCCGGCTGAGTATTTGCCGGCGGCAGTGGCGGTGCTCGACGACATCTCTGGGCTGAGGATCCTGGCCGCGCCGCTGGGAGTCAAGGTGCTCGAAAACAAAGACCTGATGTGGCTCGAATACGGCAAGCTGAGGCGGACCGAGCAGCAGGTGCGGCTGCGGAAAAAGCAGCTGGAGAAGAAGCTCCAGGGAGGGAACGAATGAAGACCAGTAGTTTCATGGGATTATCGCCGGAATATGTAGCCGAACAACTTAAAGCCGGATTAGAAGGATACAAGAAAATGAAGGCGGCGTGTGCTGCGTCGGCTGATACCAACGAAGTATTTGGAAATTTAAATATCAAGATCTACGAGGACATGATCGCCGAAGAAAAATTAAAAGAGAAAAATCAGGGAGGACAGGAATGAGCGCTCTTCTTCAGGTCGAACAACGTAGCATTGTCAGGTTTGATCCTACAACTAATGATTACAGGGGAACTGCAACTGTATGGCACGTCTTCATTGCCAATAATATGGTAAACATTGGCTGGATAGCTTGGTATTGGCCTTGGCACAGTTTTGCATATTTCACACACTCAAACGAAATATTTGAAGAAATCCGGTTACGGCAAATTGCCGATTTCTGCGAACAGAAAACAAAAAAACATAACCAGGAGATACAACCATGAAGAAGAAAAACCAGGCGCCGCATGATGAAATTAAGGCATATTTGAAGGTCGCGCAGGAGCGGCTGGCGTCGGCGCTTTTCGTCAGGCCCGAATGGCGGAAGCCGGAGACCATTTCCAAACTGAACTGGGTCATCAGCCGCATCAATGAGGTTTATTATCCATTCTCAGACAAGAAAAGACCCAAGCTGGCCGTCTGGAAACAGGTGCTCAGGGAGAAGCGCGAAGAGATGATCGAGGAGATCGAAGCGGCGAAAGAAACCCAAGAAAAAGAAAACAAAATCAAGGCGAGCGGTGTCGTGAAGGAACCTGTAAGGCTCATTGAGCCAGGCTTCAAGGGAACCCCGGCCGCTCCCTCACCTACCGACACCTGGACGAAGGAACGCATCGAGCGACTGTGGGATAAGATCAAAACCACACGATCCGCTTCGAAGATCGGCAGAGAGTTATCTCGCCATAGCAGCTTTATTAAGTATGCCCTACTAAAAGGGAGCGCGAAAAATCAAGCATTCTGGCTGCCGAAAATCGAGGTGGCGCTGAATGCGTTAATGAAGCCGGTGCTGATTACGGAGGTAGATACCTCGGAAGCCGAAATGAGTATCAATGAGGTGCGGTCGCGATTCGACAAGAACGCTATAAACCATAAAGATTTCATGGGCCAAGAATACCCTAAGAGTTTTTCAATCGACGTTATTCCGTCGATTGAAAAACCCGAGAGAAATAGCTGTGAAGAAATTCTTGAACTGGTCGGGAGAATCTATCGAATGATTGTGGATGTGGAAATTAGGCGAACTACAGACCAAAAGCGCCAGATACTTGGCGTCGTGGCTCAACTGATCGATTCCAACCTGGTGCTTACCCGCCAATCATGAAAGAGAAGTGGTTGACGACCAACGATGTGGCGACAATACAAAGCATCCCCCTCCGGACGGTCCAGAGAAATATCATCAAAGGAAAATATTTACTAAAAAAAAATAAGCGCCCGAACGGTCAAACCGGATACTTGATCGCCTTTTCATCGCTGCCGGTCGCGGCCGCGCCGGCGCATACAAAGAAAAAAACAACCGCAACCCCGGACGCGCTGAGCGGCTGCAACGAAAAGCAGAAAGCGGAAGCCTTCCGGCGCCTGGAGATACTGGAGCAATGGAAAAAAGCTGCAAAAGAATTGAAGCAAAGCCAGGCGGCTGCGGCGGATATCTTCCTGCAACTAAACCTGCAGGAGCAACTCAGCCCCACAAGGGGACGAACGCAGCCGTTCAGCCGAACATCCCTCTACCGCTGGCAGCGCGACTTCCAGGAGCACGGCATACTCGGCCTGGTCCCGAACTGGAGCAATGGAAAAACAGCCTTCGACGACGAAGAGTTTCAGGCGGAAGCGAAACTCAGGGCCCAGCAGCTCTTCCTCAAGCCATCCAGGCCGTCGATCGCGGCGGTGTTCAGGCTGGTCAATGGTGAGGCGATTTTAAAGGGCTGGCAAATGCCATCCTACGATACCGTCAAACGCTTCCTGCAGGCGATCCCGCTGCCGACGCGAATATTGCTGCGCGAAGGCCGCAAGGCATGTGACGACAGAGCTATACCGGCGACCCTGCGCAGCCTGGAGGGCTTGGCGGCCATGGAGATCATTGAGAGCGATCACCACCAGGTGGACGTGGCGGTGATCGACAAAGAAGGCCACGTATTTTTCCCCTGGCTGACCATCTGGTTCGACGTGCGCGCGAGCAAGCCCCTGGGCTGGATCCTTTCGACGACTCCGAACTCGGACGGCATCCGCATCGCGTTCATGAAAACGTTGATGGAGTATGGCGTGCCGAAGGAAGTGCATATCGACAACGGCAAGGACTACCGCGCCAAGATATTCCGCGGCGAACAAGGCCGTTTCAAGCTCGAAAAAACAGAGTTTAAAAACGATTTAAAGCCCAGTTTAATTAACGGCATATACGGGCAGCTGGGGATCAAGGTGCACTGGGCGATACCCTACAACGCCAAGACCAAGACGATCGAACGCTTCTTCCGCACCCTGAGGACGGAATGCTCGATCTGGTTCCGCGGTTACCGCGGCAAGAACACGATGGAAAAGCCGGAGATCTTGGCCAAACAGTGGCGCAGCGGCGACGTCATGCCGTTCGACGAGTTCAAACTGGCGATGGAAAAATGGATCGAGATCGAATACAGCGAGAACCGCCAGCACCAAGGACTGGACATGCGGACACCCAACCAGGTCTTCGCCGAAACGCGCATCGAAAAGCGGATGATCAGCGACGAAGAGATGCTCTGGCTGTGCTCGGAACATCCGCGCCGGTTGAAGGTCGGCCGCAACGGCATTTACCTTTTTAATGATTACTATTGGAGCGAAAAGTTGGCCTGCGAATATCTCGGTGAATATATTTTTGTGCGCTACAACGACAACGATCTGAGCAAGATCTTCGTGATGGACGAGAAGGGAGTGTTCATCGGCATGGCCGACAAGCGCAACCCCGGTTCCTGGAACATGGCCGCAGACGAATACAAAAAACATATGCGGCTGAAAAAGGCGGTCCTGGAATCGACGATGCCCTACCGCGAAATAGCCAAATCGCTGCCGCCGGACGAAACGGAAAAGCTGTTTCTGAACTCGATCATCGACAGCGGGAAGAAGCTCCCCACGGTGCCTGAACGGCGCGTCGACACGCCGTTCCGGTTCATTTTGGAAGAGGAACAGAAGAACGAGGAAGAGAGAAAAAGGATAGCGGTCGACGCGGCTGAATTCGGGCGGCAGTATGCCACGGTCCAGGCGAGTTTCGGCGAAAGCGACAAGCAGAAAATCGAGAGAGACGTTGACGACTTTTTGAGATCGTACAGGAGGGAAACATGAACGATAAAAAGACGGAAATCCAAACCACGGTTGACGACCTGAAAATCTACATGGAGAAAAACCCGGACGTCAGCCAGGCTGATGTCGCCAAGGCGGTCGGCGCATCGAGCACGGTGATCTCGCAGTTTTTGGCCGACAAGTACCTGGGGAATGTAGAAAAACTCCGGGCCAGGGTCGGGGAGTTTTTAGACCGCGACAAAGAGCGCGGGCAGTACGCGAGCTTGAAAGGCTCGTTCGTCTGCACCTCGCAGGCGGCGGCCGCCCTGGAAGTGATCACCTTCTGCCACGTGCACCGCCAAATCGGCGTCATCCACGCGCCGGCGGGCCTGGGCAAGACGGTCAGCCTGCGCCATTACGCCGGCGAGAATTCCTGGGTGAAGATCATCAGCTGCCGGGCCGGCATGAGCCAGCGCGACGTGCTCGACGACATCTGCGACGAGCTCAGCCTGATCGCGCGCGGGACCTGCGGCAAAATACTCAGGGCGATCCTGGCGGCGCTCAAGGGATCGGAGATCATCCTGGTGTTTGACGAAGCGCAGCACTTGAACCTCAAACACTTTGAAATGATCCGCTATATCTACGACCGGCTGGGAACGCCGATCGTCTTTGCCGGAACCGACGATATCATCGACCGCATGACCGGCCGCAAGAACATTGTCTATGACCAGGTGTTTTCGCGGGTCGGGATCAAGCGGAAACTTAAAGCCCAGATCCGCAAAGCCGATGTCTCGCTGCTAATGGGGTCGTCCGGGGTCAGCGACCGCCTAGAGCTCACCGATTATCTTTTCGGCATCGCCCAGCGCCGCGGCTATTACCGCACCATGATGACCTGCCTGAATACAGCCAAGGTGATCGCCCAGCAGAAGCTGGAGACGCTTCAGGTTTCGCACCTGCAGGCTGCGGCCCAGGTTCTATGGGACGGTGTGCAGTGAACGAGGTCAAAGGTTTTTCGACGCCGCCGATTAAGGTTTCAGCAATGCGTCGGCTGATCGACAGCGGTAACTTCGCCGGCTGGCTTGAAGGGTTGAAAAAAGAATGGGATGAACAGGACAAGGCGCTGGAGATCAAAAAGAAAAAAATGCTCAGGATCGAAAGTGTCATCGTTGATCACGGCCGGCAGCCGAGGAAGTACCACACCTGGTTTATCGTCTTCCTACTGGCCGTTATCCTTTTATGCCTGCTGATCATCGCGCTGCACCACGAAAGTGTCCGGACGCAAAAGGCAATCGCGCGCCTTGAGGTAGAAAATAAAACCAGTCTGCGCAAAATTGAGGTCCTGGAGAAAGAGGAACTGACACTGACAATGCGACACATCTTCGCCCAGATGATGGCAGAATCGGGCGGCGACTATGGGGCGGTGTCGGACACGGGGTGTGTTGGATCGATGCAGGTGATGCCGGCCACCGCGGCCGAGTACGGGATTCAGGAATGGGAACTCCACCATCCGGTGCTGGGGCTGGACGCCGGGATCCGGGTCATGAGCGATCTCTGGAAGCGCTGGCAACAGATTAAAAATCCGGAACTGCGCTGGAAGCTATCCTTGGCCAGCTATAATTGCGGCTACTACCGGACCAAGCGCCTATACAACCGGCACCGTGACAGCTGGCAGGATCATATCCCCGGGGAGACCCGCCATTACATCAAGCGAACCATGCAGGAATTTAATAAGGAGGTTTTATGAATCAACTTGAAGAACTGCTCAAGCCGGCGATGGAGGTATTAAATGAACACTGAATATGTCGACGGTACAAGAACGAAAGAACAGTTTGATAAATTACGGGATATGCTTAATTCCGTCGAAACAAAAGCAAAAGACCCTAACGTAAAAAAAATCACAATCACATTTCCAAGATTTAAAATCCCGTCAAGAAAAAGGAGGTTTTATGAATAAAGAAGAACTGCTCAAACCGGCGCTGAACAGCTGGCGCGAGCTCGACGAAAAGTTGGGTGAATATGCCGCGCTGAACAACGAACGCGACCGGATATCCACCAAGCTGAAGGCCCAGATCCAGAAGCTGCAGGGAGCCCTGCAGGAGGCGACGGCGGACCTCGATTCCAAGATCCACCAGGTGCAGCAGACCATGAACATCTTCGTCAATTCGCGCCTGGAGACCTGACCCCTGGAGCTTCGAACTTGAATTCCCTGAGCCGTTGGTGTATACCAATGGCGGAGACGTGAGTGGATTGCATCAAGACCGAGGAAAGGGCGATCAAATCGGTGCTCAAGGTCAAGATGGAAGAAAACTCCAAACTCCAGGAGAAGCTTGGAATTATTGACGATGAAGAGACAAAAATCACTTACAAGCTTGCATAGTGTCCCCCTCCTGATTCATAGGGGCGTCCGGGATCTCTCTCTCCCGGGCGCCCCTTCTTTAATTTAAAATGATGAATCAAAAAATAAACCAGTTCAGAACTCAAATAGAGCAATCTTATAGCAATTGCCCATTTGAATATAAGGGTGGCTTTGACGAAATACTCTGCTTCGAATTGCACTCTCAACCGATAAATCCTCGGATGAGAGTAAAAACAGGAAACAATGGATTTGAAACCGGTTTAACTTTTAAAGAACTGGCTGCCAAATGGGGTATAAGCGTCTCTTTTTTGGGCCAGCTAATAGCAGATCATTGCAGAAATCTATAATGGAAAAAGAACTTTCAACCAAGCTCAGCCAGGCCATTTTTAAACGGCCGTTTATCATGCTCATGAAGCGGCAAATGGAATTTGTCCATTACCAGGAAAAGCAATATCGCCAATATCAGGATCAGGCGCGCGCGAAGGCGCTGTTGATCATGGATAAGAAAAAACTGTCGACACGTGAATATAAAATCATCGAGGAATGGTTCTTCAAGAACATTCCGCTGCACATTATTTTGATGAGTATGGATAAGTGTCTGGAAAACCAAAAGGGCACCGGCCGGGCGATCTATTCCCTGGCATTCTTCAAAGCGCATGTGATCGCTGAATATCGCTATTACTTAAGGCTGCAAGTCGGCAGCAGGATATTCCAGGATCCGTGGGGGCACGATGAGTGGCGTCCAGTCCTTGACCCTCGTCCACGACGGATACACCTGGTTGAAGGTTACGACAAAAACGGAGATAAAACATGAAAAAAAAGTTTCTAAAAGCATTCCGCAAGGCTGCGTGGAAATATACGCACCCGATACTGTGGCGCATTTTCCATTTCGAAAAGCCAATATACTTCGGTCATAGCCATTGCTCGATCTGTAAAATTGTAGGAGAGTATAGAATTTGGGGTTCAAAGTGCAGACCGTGTCCGATGGCCGCAGCAGATAGCCGATTCGGTTGTATTGAATTTGAATCATATCAAGAAGCACGTAATCTTAATAATAAGCAAGCCTTCGCCTACCGTGCCCGTGTCTTGTTATGGATGGTGAATGTTATGGAAAACTGGCCCGCCGAGAGATTCACGATCGAAGGCTGGAAAGACAGCGGCGAAGAACTGCCAAGGGCGTGGTGATAGTGATATGAGTGGCGCACAACTGGAAAATAATTTCAAATACGTCGAAGAACTTTATGACAAATATAAGCACATGGATAATTTTTTAACTGCGGTTGTCCCTGGTGATTCGTTTGAAATGTTTGTATTAAAAGATTTTTGGGAAGCGATCAGCTACGCAGTAAAAAACTACCGCAGCGACAAGATGAGGTATAGAGGATGAACAGTTCGACCAACAAGACATCGGACGCCCGCTACAAGTTGATCAAGACGCTTTTCTATGTCGTCCGGACGGCCGGCATCAGCGAGGACAACTGGCGGTCGGTCGTCGAACGGCTCTATAAAAAGACCAGCCTGAAGCTGCTGACGACCGACGAGATCAAGAACGTGGTCGACGAGCTGATCAAATGCACCGGCATCGAGCTGCGCAAGCCGCTGCCGAAGCACCAGGTCGAGCAAAGGGACGTAGTCGTAACCAAGGGCGGCAAGCTGATCGAGCTGCCGACCCGGGGCCAGCTGGCGACGATCGAATACCATGCCGACAAGATGAATATGTCCCAGGAGATTCTGCAGCGCCTGATCAAATTAGCCGGTGGCGATCCGCAGCTCAGCGTCCTTTCGGCGCGCAAGCTGATCGAGATACTAAAATCGATGCACGAACGCGGCTGGAAGGACACGAAAGCGGAGAAACCCCTGGCTCCCGCGGGCAGGGACAATTGATGAATGATATCCAGAGCACCCTTGACGAGTATCTCGAAAAAATAAAAAAAGCCTGCGAGATCGACGGCTACCTGGAAATAAAGGAATTGGCTTTCATCCTGCGAACCAGCAGAAGAAAAATTACAAACGATATGGAACAAGGGCGGCTGGGCAAGATAAAGATGGGGCCGGAAGAAAGCCACTGTCACATCCGCATTCCGCTAGCTGAAGCCCTTAGTTACGTTTTGCAGTTTTTTATTTCAAAATCCGATTTACCACCGATCGAGGAATCTCCCTTATTCAGCAGAGTAAAACGCCTCGGTCTTTGATATTTCGGCCACCTTCCCTATCTTAACCATCTTGCCCAAGATGACCATTACGACTTGGTTTAGGTCAATTCCAATACTATTCTATTTCCATCATGGGAAATTCGCTGGAAAAATATTTCAATCCAACAATGAGCGTGGCCCCGCCGCCGGAGGTATTTCTCACCACTGATTGGTATCCACCGATCCTGAAACGGATAGAAGCGTTCGCTGCCGGATTTAGGAAGATGTTCGACACGATCGATGTCTATGATTGGTATCGCGTTTTCCAGGAACAAAAAAAATTGTTTGGGGGAGGCTCATCCACGGCCGCTGTGTCGGAGCATTGCTTCGCGGCCGCCCTCGACCTGGAAATACCGGAGGAGTTTCATGAGAAAAATACCGTAGATTTCATCAGCAAACTAAGCCAGATAGATAAACAAATTCGCATCGGTTGGCTCGGCTACCAGAAGCCAAACAAGCGATTCACCTTTTGCCATGCCGGCTGGGGATTCATGATCCCGTTCACCGTCATCCGACAGTATATCGACACCTACTTCAAGGAGCCGCGGGCGACTGAAATCTTTCAAAAGATCAACCGCAGCTGGCAGCCGGGGATTCAATGGTAGATCAGATCGGATTTGCCGGTATTTCCTGGAATCTGCTTTCCATTACCGTCTATCTCGGAGCAACATTTCTTATTACAAATTATTTTAAAAAACGGTTGCTGCCATTGACGACGGCGGCCAAGGTTTATCTATCCTGGGCGATCGGCACGGTCGTTTTTTTTGCCATCGGCGCTTTCCGGCCCGAGCAGGTCACGTTCGCGAGCATCGTTCAATACTTCTTCCTCACCCTGATGTTGAACGGCGCCTACAAGGGCAGCACGGTGCTCTGGGATCTCCTGGCAGCCAAGTTTTCATTCATCCAACCGCGGGATAAATAAATGAGCAAGCTCCGGCCAGGAAAGATTATCCGAGTCATAAACGGCCGTTGGTATCCTAACAATAAAATCGAAACTCATATCTGCTGCAACTGTGGTTCAGCACATAGGGTTTATTTCAAAATAAAGGACGGCCAGCTGTATTCGAAGTGGGTTGCCATAGAACCACGGGAGAAAGATAAATGAAAGTGAATTGGAAGACCATTGTGCCGGTTGTCGCAGCTGGCATGGTCGTCATCTGGTTAGCGGGCAAACTGCAAAGTTGCGGCAACTCCGACAAAATCATCGAGGCGCTGTACCAGGAAGTCCAGGCAACCCGCCAGGCTGAATTAGACAAGCGCATGCTGAACACCAAGAAGCTGGAAGCGGCCCAGGCCGCGACCGCATCGGTATACCAGGTCAAGATCGATAAAATGGCGACCGATACGAACAACAGGATCGCGGCCATGAGCTGGAAATCAAACGACGCGCTGCGCAAGGCCAATGCCTCGAGCGAAGAGATCCTGGTTGAGAAAAGCAAGGTCGAAACCGCCCTGGTTGAAATGACCATCGGCCGGGACTGCCTCATCATATCGGCCCACACGCGCGAAAAGGAAATCACGGATGAGCGGTCGAAATTAAAAACCGAACACGAAGCCGCATTGAAGATAATCCAGGATAAACTGGACACCTGCGAAAAGGCCCGGAAGTTTGCCCTGGATGAAGGCGGCCGCAAGACGTGGTTCACTATCGGCCCGGCGGTCCTGGTGCATATCCGGCAAAGTGAAGTCGTCGTCGATTATGGCGTCTCGATCCATATCCCGATCATCATTATTAAAAGCCCTTTCAAGAGGTTTTAAATGGCGTCAAAAAAAAGAAAAGTGGTCGAACCCGCAGCCTCCCAAGATTGTATCGGTTGTGAGGTGCTGGTCCAGAAAGATGCGATGAATGAGCAAAACATCACTTTTCACCGGCAGGAGATGGCTGAGCGCTGGCGCCTGCAGGAAGAATGTAACAAGACCATTCAGGCCGGGATAGTCGCTTTAAATGCCGCGATTCAGGTCTACCTGGACGCCGCGCGTAAAACTGAAATCGACAGTCTCAAGGGAATTCATAAATTAGAAAAAAGCGTCATGTATGCCGCGGTAACGGTCGTGGCCTCAGGAATAGTAACGATCGCGGCGGCGGTCATGGTGATTGTATTCAAATGAGCAAGCGCCAGGCTTATTACTCAGACTGCCTCGCGCTCTATGTGCGCAACAGTGATCTGGGCACCATCTCCGGGATCACTAATGTCTCGGTGACCACGCTGTCGAAATGGAAGCAGGAAGGCGACTGGGATCAACAGCGCAAGCAGTTCAACCGCCATCCCTTGGCCATGGCCGAGCGGATCAACGGCCTCTTGGAGAAAGCCGTTAATAAAATCTGCGATTCCGGCGGCGTGATGACCCCCGCTGAGGTCGACATGATCTCTAAGCTGTCGTCGGTCAAGAAGACCCTTGTCGCGGCCGAGGATCTGCCATCCATGGTGATCAAGGTCACCGATGAGTTTTCGCAGTTCATTCGCCGGACGGTCAAGGACGAAGACTTTGCCGGACGGGTTTCCCTGTTGTTAGCTGCATTTTACCAACAGATAAAAGAGGCAAACTATGGGTTATGACTCTACCTACAAGCTCGGACTGATCGTGCAGATGCAGCAGGAGAAGGCGGCCCTGCAAACCAAGGTGCGCAGCTATCGCGAATCGCTCAATCATATTTTTTTCAGGCATCCCTTCGACCTGGAAAAGATCGATGTGGCCGCGGTGCGCAATTTATCCGACGAACTGATCAAGTGCCTGGAACAGTACCGCAAACTTCAGGCGGAAATCGAGGAGCTGAAAGGATAAGCATGGCCCTGAGACGCAAGCTGACCCCGAAGGAGTTCGAACGCAAGAGCCAGGATATCCTGCTCAGAATGCAGGGTTTGGCCAAGCCGTTTGCCGACGACTCCGAGGCGGCCAAAAAGAGCCGCCGCGAACAGGGCTTGAACGATCATTTCTGGTTCTTTAAAAATTATCTGCCGCATTATTTCACCAAGCCTTTCGGCATGCATCACCGCGAGCAGCTGGAGATGGCGGAGACCCGGGGTAAATCACTGATGGCCGACGCCGAGCCGCGCGAGCACGGCAAATCATCGATCTTTTCATTCGCCTACCATATCCACCAGGCGTGTTACCAGTTGCGCCATTACATGATCATCATTTCCGACACCGAGGACCTGGCGGGCGAATTCGTCAAGTGTATCAAACTGGAGTTCGAAGAGAACCCGCGCCTGAGGCAAGACTTCGGCGACCTGATCACCCCCGGCTACTGGACCGACACCGACATCGTCGTCGGCCGCTATACGCGCATCCGCGGCGTGGGCCACGGCCAGCGCATCCGCGGCACCAAGCACCGGCAATACCGGCCCGACTTTATCGCGGTCGATGACTTTGAAAACGACATCAACGTCAAAAATAAAAAGCTGGTCAAGGAGGGTCTGAAGTGGCTGCTCTCGGCCGCTTACGGCAGCCTCGACCGCGACGGCACCATGGTGATGACCGGGACGATCCTGCATCGCGTTTCGGTGCTCGCCCTGCTGATCAAACACATCCGGGAAAATGAGGCCGAATTTGTCCGCCGTTACAAAGTGCGTTCGATGCGGGCGGTCGTGCACGGCATCATCACCGAAGAAGGCGAGCCGCTCTGGCCCGAGAACTTCACCCTGGAAGAGATCGGTAAGCTCCGCCTGATTCTTGGTCCCTCCGTCTTCGCCGCCGAATGCATGAACGCTCCGATCGATGACGGAATCATCAAAAATGAATGGATCAAGTACTACCAGCCCGAAGATCTTTCAAACCGGCCCCTGGTATATTTTGCCGGCATCGATCCATCCGCCCGGGCCGCTGAGAAAAACGATTACAAAGCCATAATCATCATAGCCAAGGACATGGCGACGAAGTATCTCTACGTCATGCATGCCTTCATCCGCCGCTGTTCGATCGGCGAAATGAATCAGGATTACATAAACCGCTATCAGGAATTCCATATGGCGGTCTCGGAATATGAAACCAACGGCTATCAGTTATACGTCAAAAATGATCTCGACACACTTTGTCTGGCAGCCGGGCTCTATCCTCCGATCAAAGCCGTCGAGCATCGCACGGATAAAATACTGCGCATCGCCGGTTGTCTGGAATCGTTGCTTGAACGAGGCATCATCCGATTTTTAAAAGGCCATAGCGACCAGGACTTGCTTATCGAGCAACTTACCGCCCTGGGCAGCAACGAAAAAGATGATGGCCCGGACGGCCTGGAGATGGCGGTGCATGCTGCCGAGCGCGGCGCCTCCGAGTTTGAGTATCACACCGGCCGCCACCAGCGCATCGGCCTGAGAGCGCGGCAGGAAGGATACGCATAATGGCCAAGAAAACTCCGCGCCCCAACGTTAAGATCACCTCCGTCGACGGTAAAAGCGTGATCCCCACAAATGAAATCGCCTCCGCGTTAAAGGATTACAAACGTTATCAGACCTATACGAAAACGTTCCGCAATCCGGATCCCATTCTGAACAACACTAAAGAAGGCAAAGAGAAAGGTATCCAGTTGTTCGCGGACATGAAGCGCGACTGCCATATAGCCTCCTGCTTAGAGCGGCTCACCCAGACCGTCACCCGCTATCCGTTCGCGGTGACGCCTTCAGGGGAAACTCAGCAGGATATCGACGCGGCCGAATTCATGTATGGACAGGTCAAGAAGCATTATTACAACCTGATCACCTTTATCCTGGACGCCATAGCCATGGGATTTTCGGTCAGCGAATTCTGGAGCGAAAGCAAAGACCTGGCCGAGATCTCCAAGCTGAAAAAACGCCGCCAGGAACGCTTCTCGTTCGACGAGAACGGTGAACTCCTGATGAAGACCGAAACGGACCAGAATGGTGGAGCAATTCCGCAGGAAGGGTTCATCGTCGCCACTTACCGGGAAGAGGATAACAACCTGTTCGGCGATGGCATTCTCTCGGATTGTTTCTGGCCCTGGTGGTTCAAGAAGAACGGCATGCTGTTCTGGGCCAATGCCCTGGAAAGGTTCAACCAGCCGGTCGCCATCGGCACTTTTCCGGGCGGAACAAAACCCGAAAAACAAGAAGAATTCCTTGAAGCACTGGAATCGATCCAGAGCGATTACGCCATAGTGATCCCGGAGGGATGGAAGGTCGAGCTCAAGGCGGCCCTGGAATCCGGCGCCTTCACGACCTTTGAAAATTTCCAGGGCTTCCTGGACCGCGCCATTTCAAAACGGATCCTCGGCGCGGCGGTCAACGAGGGTGAGCAGAAGTTCGGCAGCAAGGGTTCGAACGAAACCACCAAGGATATTTCCGATGAGCGAATCGAGGCGGCCGCGGAATTCGCGGTCTCGGTGGTTAATGAAATAGTATTCCCCAGGTTCTGTTCCTGGAACTTCACTCTGGAAAAGAATCCGGAATTTACAATCCTCTATAAAAACAAGAAGCTGACCAGAGAAGAAGCTGAAACCTTCCAGATATTCTCAAACATGGGGCTGGCCGTCCTGGTGGACGATATATATGAAGCCCAGGGTTTGAAGAAACCCGAGCCGGACGACCTGGTCCTGTATAAGGGGAAATCGATCTACTACAAGGAAGTCGCGACCGAGAATGAAAAGATCGCCGCTGGCAATTCCCCGCCCCGGCCGCAAAATTTCGCTGAACCCACGACGATCCCCGAGGGGGCTGACAAACCATATTCCCCTGGGGATGATTCGAGCAGTGACAAAATAGTAATCGCCGATGGCAAATTGATCGACGAAGTTTTTGCCGGCACGACCAAGGATCTCCGTGCTGCCCATGATGAGCAACAGCTGATCGGCTTGGTCGATAAGGCCGGTGATTATGTGGCGGCATCCAAAGCCCTGGAAAAATACAAACCGAAAAATCTAGAAAGCGCCTGGCGCGAAGTGATCGAGCTCGGCCGCTGGCTGGGGGAGTACTCCGTTGTTCAGCAAGCGCAGGGAATGCAATTCGCCGAACCGGGCATCAAGTTCGACAAGGCGTTCGAAGCATCCTTCCGGAAACTGAAACCGAAAGAAGCGATCGCCTGGCTGAAGGCGAAGATCCCGGTTACGAAAAAAGTTTATGACCAGCTCGAAGGCGATGCCAAGAACGCCGCCTTCTACGTAGCGGGGCTGGAAGATATCGACATGATCAACGCCATGCGCGAAAAGATGATCCAAGCGTTGGCGAAGGGAATCCCCTACGAGCAGTTCGCCCGCGACTTAACGACGTCAACCGGCGCCGATCCGTTCTTTGCCAACATGAAGACCGCTTTTTATACCAACATCCACCAGGCTATGGCCGCCCAAGACTATGAGGCCCTGGAACGGATAAAGGACATCGTCCCATACCGCCGCTATTCAGCGGTCCTCGATAGCCACACCCGGCCGGAACACGCCAAGTGGCATGACTTCGTGGCGGCGGCCGACGATGCGATCTGGGATTACCTCTATGCGCTGCTGATGGATTACAACTGCCGCTGCCGGATCACCGCCGCTTCCGACGATGATTACAGCCGCCTGGCCGATAGTTCGGCAACGACCCGGGGCGACGGGGAATACAAGAAACTCGAAACCAACCCAACCCAAATGAATACCGACAAACTCAAGGAGCTGCTGAAAGTGAAAAACGAATACGCCAATTACCTGGACGGCAAACTCGGAAGTTGGGACAAAATCATGGCAGAAATGAAGGGAAAATAATGGTTAAAAAGACGCTAAAAACAGACCCCCGAAAAACGCCGCAAATGGCCCGCCAAGGCGCGCAGTTTTCAAACACGCCCATTTCCCTGACCGGGGAGGGATTAAAACGCGCCTTGGGGCTGATATTTAGGAACTGCTCCCGAAACCATTTACTATTAAGGATTTCGGGGTTTTTCAAAAAAGTGCACACAATTGGGGCAAAAAGGCCATTTAAAGGGTCATTAAAGGGTGGTTTAAAGATTTTCACCAAAAGCGGTCCAAGTCACTACCCCCGTTTTTCGATATTTTGCCAAAATAGGAGGTTTTCGCATGTCAAATTGGTTTGATCTATTCAAGACCGGGCTACACGCGGATACCAGAGGCGTCAAGCATAACATTACCGATGCCCACCTGGAACTCATGGAAAAAAAATTCAGCGAGATGAACGACGATGCCGCCCTATGTATTGGCCATCCCGAGACGAATTCACCGGCTTATGGCTGGCTCAAGCGGGTTAAAAAATTCGGCAACAAACTGAAGGGTATGGCCGAGGACGTCGTCCCCGAATTCGCCGACGCGGTCAACAAACGATATTTCAAAAAAATATCCATATCCCTGCGGCCGGACTGGAGCATTCGCCATGTCGGTTTCCTGGGCGCCATGCCGGCCGCGGTCAAGGGACTGTTATCGGTTCCCGTAGGCTGCTTTGCCGAGGAGCCTGGTGATTTTACAATCGAGTTCTCCGAGGACGAACTCAGTTTCGCCGATGGCGGTTTTGTCCAGGGGAAGATCCGCACCCTCGGTTTTATCATGCAAAAACTTCGCGACTTGATCATTGAGAAGTTCGGCGCGGAAACGGCGGACAAGACGCTGCAGCAATACGACATTGATTTTCTCAAGGAAGTTCCGCCGCTGGATTCCGTTCCAGTCGGCGGCGGGATCAAGTCTTTTAATGAGCCAATTATCACCCCGGAGAAAGGGGTAAAGGAGGATAAAATGGAAATAACCAACAACCCCGTTATCCCCGGGGCCGACAAACCGTCGGATTTCGCGGAAAAAGTGCGCAGCCTGGAAACCGAAAATACCACGCTGCTCACTGAAAACAAAACCTTGAAAAAGGCGCAGGTCAAAGGCGAAGTCAAAAATTTCATCGAACACTTAGCGCCCGGCAAACTTCTGCCGAAATTCAAACGCGGTATCACCGAGATCCTGGTCGACCTGATGGAAGGTAAACAGGAGATCAACTTTTCGGAGACCGAGAAGAAATCCGCCGCGACCTTACTGATGGACTTCGTCGAAAGCATGCCCGTCCAGATCCCGACCAAGGAAGTCGGTGCCCGGGACGCCGGCGGCGAAGGCGACGAGGACTCGAAAGATTTCGCCGAAGGAAAAGTGGACGAGGAGCGCCTTGAGCTGCACAAAAAAGCCAGGGCTCTGCAGAAAAGAGAAAAAATTCCCTACGAGACCGCAGTTCGCAGGGTCATGAAAGGAGGTAACTAATCATGGGAAGATTGTCTAATTTGAGGATCGTAGATCCTGTTTTGACCCAGTTGGCGTGGGGCTACAAGAACGCCTTGATGGTCGCAAGCGCCCTATTCCCCAGGGTGGGCGTCGACAAGGAAGCCGGGAAGATCCCCGTCTTCGGTGAGGAGGAGTTCAAGGAATACAATACGCTCCGTGCTCTTCGCGCCAACTCCAACATCATGCCGGTTGAAGAGATGACGACTATTGATGTCATTCTTGATGAGCATGATCTGGCGCGCCCGGTCGATCGACGCGAGCAGGCAGAATCGGCATTCGATGAACAGAAGGTCGCCTTGAAAAAAGTTCAGGCCGCCATGGCGTTGCGTCACGAGATACAGTGCGCCGCCATCGTCTGCAATGCCGCGAGCTATGCCGCGGCCAACAAAGTTACCCTGAGCGGGACGAGCCAGTTTTCACACTTAAGTTCGACGCCGATCACCACCATCGAAACCGCCAAGACGGCTATCTCCACCTCGTGCGGCATGAAGCCCAACACCATGTTATTGGCCGGCCCGGTCTTTGACTCCTTGGCGCAACACTCGACTCTGCTGGAGCGCATCAAATATTCGATGAAAGGCGTGCTGACCCTCGACCTGATGAAAGAGATCTTCGGGATCCCGAACATCGTCGTAGGCGATGCCATCAAGAAGAGCGATGCCGGTGTCCGGTCGAAGGTGTGGAGTGATTTTATTGTCCTGGCCTATGTTGAGCTCAGCAGCGACAGCAAGTACGAGCCGTCTTATGGCTACGACCTGTTCTTAAAGGGCTTTCCCCAGGTCGACGTGTACCCCTCGGTGGGTGGAAAGGTCGAAAACGTCCGCAACACCGACATCCACAAGCCCGTGATGGTGGGCGCGGTCGCCGGCTACCTGATCAGCGATGCTCTCGCCTGAGCGTGATAAACATGGCTGAAACTAAGAAGTTCGTCGTGGTGGACGGCCCCATCAATCACGACCAGGAACTCTACCAAAACGGGGACCCGATCGAGCTGGCGGCGAAAGCCGCCGCCCGGCTGCAGAGGGAAAAGAAAGTGGCGCCGTGGAAGGCGAAAAAAGGTGAGGATGAATCTCGGGGAAAGGACACCCAGGGTGAAGATGACCAGTCCCAAGCCGCCGGCGAAGGCGACAAAGGAAAGGGCAACACCGAGGGAACTGTTTCCGAGGACAAACTCAAGGAAAAAAGCAAGGGAGGTAAAAAGTGAAAACCTGTAACGATGGACCTATTATTTCAATCACCGCCGCGGCCGCACTCGTGGCCCGGCGTTTCATCGGCGCGGACGGCAACTACTGCGGCGCCGATCTCAAAGCGACCGGAGTGTCCGAGTTGGCCACTGCGCTCGGTGAGCAGTGCCCGGTAAGAATCAGCGGCATCGCCGTAGTGGAAGTGGGTGGAGCGATCACCGTAGGCGCGAATGAGATCCCGGTAAAGTCCGATTCTACCGGACGCGCCGTGGTCGCGCCGGCCTTGGCCGCGGCTGCCCCAGTTGTCGATGCCTCCAAACTATCGATTGACACCGGCGCAACCGGCATGACCAGCTCGGCCGCCAACGGCGGAGTTATTACTGCCGCCTCCGGCCTCCTGGCCGCGCCGGCTCTCACGGGTAGCGTTATGCCCGAGGCCATCAGTGGCTGGGCGATCAACGTCGGTACTTTTGCCGCCGGCGATTTCATTAGTATCAAACTGGCCTAAGGCAAAAAGGAAAGAAGTGTAAGGCGGGGAGAGCTGCAAGGCTCTCCTCGTTTTTTACCAGAGGAGAAAATGGATTATTGCACGATCGCTGATGTCGTTTCGGCAGCTACCGAAGAGTTGCTGATCCAGCTCACCGACGACGCCGGCACCGGCACCTACGACCCCGTCGTGGTGCAGGCCGAAATCGATAATGGCAAAGCGGAGATGGATCCTTATTTACGGGTGCGTCATTCCGAGAAAATGCCATTTGCCAATGTCCCCGGGATCCTGAAGTTGATCAACGTCGATATCGCCATTTACCGGATTCATAAACGCCGGGGAGGGATCCCCGACAGCTGGAACAAGGCATACGACACGGGCATGAAAAAGCTCGAAGGGATCTCCAAGGGAACGATCAACCTGGGAACCGATGCCGGTGGCAAAGTAACCATTGACAACGACAGCGTCACGTTCACCAGCAAAACACCTGAAGACCGGATATTCCGCGCTCCCGATGGATATTAAATGAAAGTCACCGCTACCGTTAACCTCGACAACCTGACCGGCGTCCAGAACCGCATGGCCAACCTGAAGCCTTTTTACGAGGCCGGCGGCGAGATACTGGTTGCCTCGATCGTAAAAAATTTCGACGAGCAAGGCCGGCCCACCAGGTGGAAACCCCTGGCCGAGGCAACCCTGCTTGGCGGTGCCGGCTATGGCGGTCAAAGATTCAAAAAGAACAAATCCGTGACCAAGGGATTTGAAAAGCAGCTGCAGGGCAAGCAAATACTGATCACCAGGGGCCTGTTGAAAAACTCGATAAAAAAGGAAGCCACGTCCGCACACGCGCTCGTTGGCTCGAACATGATATATGCCGACCTGCAAAATTTTGGCGGCAAGGCCGGCCGCGGGCTTAAAGTGTTTGTCCCGGCCAGGAAATTTGTCATAGCCCAGGACGAGGATCATGTGCAGTTGACTGAGATACTGCGCCGCTGGGCGGTGGTGGGCAAATGACGACACTCCTGACCAGCATCAAGGCTCTGCTCATAGCCAAGCTGGCTAACATCAAAGTCGTTTTCATCACCCCCGATTTACTCGTCTTTCCCACCGCTCCCGGATTCCCCAAAATTGGCATCCTGGATAACGGCGATGAACCCGCGGGAAGGGAAAAAGGATCGGGGTTCGAGCACTTGAAAATCAGCCTCGGATTCTACCAGCTCATCGCCAAGCCCGAAGCTTCGGTCATCGGCGACGGCCGCAATAAGGGCGTGATCGAGATCCGAGACGCCGCCTGGGCCGAGTTAAAGCTGGAGGATTTCAGCGGCGCATATTTTTATCCGACCTACATCAGAGGATCGAAAACACAGGCGCTCAATTTCGAGGGCATTAAAGATTTTGTCGCCTTTAAACAAATAGACATCGAATATTCAAGAGAATTCACGGAGGTAACATGACAAAAATGAAATTTATCAAACCGGTCCCGGCAAGTATTTTGGGGGTCGGTGCTTTTGAACCAAAGGAAGGCGGGAGGGAATATCCCCTGCCGGATGAAATCTCGGCCGGCCTGATCGCTACCAAGGATCCGGACTGGGAAGAAGTTAAAGTGAAAAAAAACCATGCGGATGAGAACCCTTCTTCGAATGAGGAAGGCTCTCCGAAAAAAGGGAGGAATAAATAATGGAGATCGCAATCGGAAAAGATCAAGTAATTTGGGCAAAGATTCAGAGCGGCGGCAAAGGGGTGCCGGCCTGGCCGTCGGCAACGGACGCCATCCGGATCACCGGCGACGGGAAGTTCAGCCAGGACCGCAGCTTTTACAAAAGCAAGGAGAAGGTGCTCACCCGGGGAGAGCTCGGCCGCATCGCCGGCCTTTACAAGGTCGGGGATTTTTCCTTTCCTTGCTACATCAGGGCTTCCGGCAGCCTGGGCGTGGTCCCGGTCCCGGCCGCAATCCTCAAGTCCCTGATGGGCCGGGAGACGATCACCGGCAGCGCCAGCGTCGCCTATGACCCGTACGTTTTCGACGCTCCCCCGGTTTACGTGACCGTCCTGGTCAAGGACGATTTCACGACCATGTTGGTCTCGGACCTGGTGGCGATCAAGGGATCGCTCCCCATCATCTCCGCCGACAGCGACAGCGCGATCGTCGAAGGCAGTTTCTCCGGCAATTTCCTCAAAAGTCTGATCGCCGGCACCGACGCGACCTCGCAGATCGAAACCGCGGCCGCCACGGCGATCCACGTCCTGGACGCCAGAAAATATGAGGTCGGCCAAAAGATCATCGTCGGCACCAGCGGCGTCGCCGCGGGTCATGAGATCACCGCGGTTGTGGTGGCCACCAACATAGTCACCATCGCCGCCGGCGGGTTGGCGGCCGAGCAGGCCTCCGGAGCTGTGGTCAAAGGCTGGACGCCGGCGATCACCACGTCGGGCGTGCTGATGCACGGGCGCTGGGGCAAGTACCAGGAGAAGAGCGGCAATGGGGCTTATGCCGACGTGCTGATCTCCCAGGCGGTGGTGGATATCGACAACGGCTGGGTCCCGAACAATGACGAAAAGGATGACACCGACTACGGCAGCAATTTTGTCGCCGCAGGCGATTTTATTGCTACCTGCAAAATATCCCGCTATGTCCGTTCGGACGGATCCGTGTACCGCCACGAGGCGAACAACCAGACGGTCAAGCTGATCAAGCTCCCGGCAGCGAACGGTCCCTACAGCACGGCCGCCGGCAGCAGGATGATGATCTCCGCGCCCAACATGCAGATCGACCCGCCTTCCAAATCCGGAGACGGCCAGCGGAAGTTCGACATCCTCGGCCACTTGTACGACACGGTGGTTCTCGGCGATGCGTGCCAGATCCTTTTTGACTGAGGTTTAAAGGCGTTTAAAAGCAATTTAAAAAGGAGATAAAAATGATAAAAGCCAAACCGGCAACAAACCTGCAACCCGCATATTTTGAGTGGGATGAGAAGTTCAAGGTGCTGATCGGTGACGTGCCCCAGGCCCTGCGCCAGAAGCTGATCAAATCCAACGAAGAGATCACGTTCAACAAGAAGCACCAGAAAACGACCGAAACGGACTGGCTAAAATTCGGCAAGGGGTTCTTGCGTGAAGCGGTCAAGGGCTGGGTGGGGATGACCTACCGCTACCTCCTGGATATTTGCCGGCCGATCATACTGGATCCGGGAATCAAACTGGACGATTTGATCGAATTCGACGAGGAGAATTTCAGTTTTCTTCTCGACAACTACCGGATGGATTTCGCCAATTTCGTGACCCATGGAGTCACCAGCCTCGATGATATCTACGCCGAGCAGGCAAAGAAGGAACTCGAAAATTTATAGAGTACCTCCGGTGGGATTTAAGCCCGGCCAAGGTATCACCGGAGGCGCGGAAGGTACTGCAAGATGACCCTGAAACCGCGCACTATGCCGAGGAGCTGCCGGAGGATCCGGAACTGCTGCCGGAGAATGAATCCACTTGGGATATCTGGGGCATCGTCCAGGACCAGGTCCGGGTCGGGTACAAAGGGGCTTACGCGCTCGACCTGGGAGCGGTGGTTATTGTTCTGGAACGTCTCGGCGCGGATGATCTGGAATTTGAACTGATCAAGATGAAGAAGCTTTTTTACGAGACTTACATAAAGGAGTAACGGATGGGCGCTACGGGCGACACGGTTAAACTTGAAATTATCGTTGATGACAAGGGCTCCCTGGTCATCAAAAATTTCAAGGACATCGTCAATAAATCCATGGGCGAAGTCTCCACCCAGTCCGCGCTCGCCGGATCCTCGATGTCTGGGATGTGGCAGAGCGTGATGGCTGGACAGATGGCTACCCAGATTGCGACGAAATTTCTTAGTGGATTAAAAGAAATAGTTATGAGTTCAGGTGTTGAATTTTTAGAAGCTGACAAAATACAAAGACAATTTGAAGCAACATTGAATAATGTCGGTATTGGTACCAACAGAAATATAAAAATTTTTGATGATTTTGCAAAGGGGATTCAAAAAACTACTACGGTTGATGACGAAGCGGTTAAGTCGCTTATGGGTTTGGGTTTGCGCATGGGTTTCACTGGTGACACTATTCGCGATGCCACTTTGAGTGCAATCGGTTTATCTAAAGCTTTTAGCATTAACCTTGAATCCGCTATGCAGATGGTTCTGCAGGCAACC